TTGTTTTTGTACTGCGACTTGCTTCCAACTAACTTGAGCAGTGTCGCTAACTGGCCCTATTTCCATCTTGCTGTCCCTCAACAGGAAAACAATTGATATTGGCAGCTACCGTCCTTCGTTCACCCTCACCTTGGAAGGGGTAAACCATGTGCTGCATCCATGATGGGAACATATATAAGCGCCCCACCTGCGGCCTTACTACGACATTCTGCGTAGGTTTAAGCCGTTCTCTATCCCATGTACTGCTCTGCCCGTAGTTAAAGCACAAACAGCCATCACTTTCGCCAGAGGCGTTATACAGCCCGAACTCTTGCGATCCCGGTCTTGGCCCCTGCACTATCTGGGGCGGCACCTTAGTCCATGTCGTACAGCTAATGCCCATCACAGTTTTCGTGCCGTGGTCATGTATCGGGTTGTAGTCACCCTCGTAGCTGTGCACTGACCATAGCTCATCCATTTCGACGTTTCTGTTACCGTCCAGCGACTGACCAGATTGGGCCATAAACTGGTTGATATAGGTCACGCCTATCTCGCACAAGAACCTAGAAAACGGTGCCAGCCTTGGATCTTCGTGATCCATCACAAGCTGCTCACCTGTCTTGATCTGCCCAACCAGCGTATGCGCTGCGCTGACCTTATCGTCCTGTGTAACTAGCTCATCAAGATAGTCATTACACGAATCAACAAACTCTGTCGGGATGTCCAACTCCATCAGAAACACTGACGGCAGCGGGTGCATCTGAAACTGTATTTCAGCCATTTACGACTTCTTCGGTCTCTTCTTCGTCGCCTTCGTCTTCTTCTGGCTCAACCATCTGCGCGTCGGCTTGCACTTTAATCTTCATCATCAAAGGCCATGTACCTGACTTGCTTGGCATATCGCCAAGGATCGCTAGGATTGCGTTGATTTCGTTTTCTTCTAGGCTAATTTGCACGGTCTATTTTTCCTTATGGTGTGTATGCTTTGGCTGCGGTTACAGCAGAGTCAATGGCGGTAAAGTCTTCTGAACCCCAATCATCCAGAGCCTTGCCTGCTTCCAAGTACCCAGCACTACTCAGTACACGCTCTTGCTTTTTTTCATTGGTCAGATCGTTGCCGTACTCATTGTCGGCATCCAGCACACTTGTGATGACGTTAGCGCCATCCAGCATGGCTTGGTACATCTTGGCTTTTTCTTCGTTAGTTCTTACTTCAGACATTTTAGTCTCCTATGATTCTAGTGCTTCAATGCGAGCAGTGAGTGCAGCGTTTTCTGCGGATAGTTCTTGGGTGGCTTTTACAAGGATTGGTATAAACTTGCTGTACTGAAGACCTAACTGCTTACCATCTGCGCCATGATTAACAGTAAGGTTTTTATTAGCAGCGGCGGTATACCCAGCAGCTTCTTCAAGATCACGCACTGCTTGCGCCTTGAAGCCAATGTCCATCCAATCTTCTTTGTGAGTGCCATCTGGTGTTTGTGCGTTTAGATCGTAGTCTTCAGCGTACTTATCACCATACTTAGAACGCTTGTCCCAGTAGTAAGTAACAGGCTCCAAAGCCTTAACAAAGTCCAGACCAAGATCTAAAGCAGTGAAGTCAGTCTTATCGCGCTCGTCGGAGGCAACTGTCCAATCAACTTGGATATGAGCATTAACGATATTTTCATCACCAAGAACTATAGTGTTACTGCTGTTCGTAAAGTTTCCGCCGGGGCTTCCGGTAATTCCTGCATCATGGCCCAAGAAAAGGTTGTTAGAGCCAGAAGTAAGAGCGTTTCCTGCGTTAAAACCAACAGCAGTATTACTGCCACCAGTTACAGTTCCGCTTTGAGCAGTAAGACTACCGACAAAAGTATTATGAATTCCTGTGCTCAAGTTGTTGCCAGAGGCATAGCCAATAGCTACGTTGTAGGCGTTTGTTGCCGTAGTAAAATTTTGTTCATTGAGAGCGCCTAGCCCTATTGCCGTACTTCTACCGCCCAGTGTATCTGAGCTTAAAGCTACATAGCCAAGAACAGTATTGCCATAAGAGGCAGTAAGTGCGTCACCAGCAAGACCACCAATTAGGGTGTTTTCAGTTCCCGTGGTGACGTTTTCTCCCGCCAAATACCCAATTCCGATATTGGAATTATTTGTAGCGGTAGTGAAATTTTGAACAGATAGAGCGCCGTAGCCAATCGCAACAGCGTATTGACCTAGTGTGTCGCTAGTTAAAGCTGCTGTGCCAACTGCTACATTACGCGCACCCTGAGTCAACGCATCACCTGCAAGACCACCGATAAGGGTGCTGCCAGTTGCCGAAGTGACTGACTCACCTGCACTGTACCCCACTGCTACGTTGTAAGTGCTAGTAGCTGTAGTAAAGTTCTGCACCTTCAGTGCGCCTCTACCAATAGCCACTGACTGACTTCCTAATGTGTCACCACTAAGCGCCAAGGCTCCAATAGCCACGTTGTCATCTGCGTCGGTTAAAGCATCACCTGCTTCGCCTCCCAAGAGGGTATTACGGATTCCCGTGGTGATTGCGCCACCTGCAACATAGCCTACCGCCGTATTGTAAGCATCTGTAGCTGTTGTATGATTTGCAGCACCTAGAGCAAAATAACCCATAGCTGTGTTGTATTGACCTAGCGTATTTGAAGTTAACGCAGCATATCCAACGGCAGTGTTGCGATCAGAATCAGTCAGTGCATCGCCAGCCTGACCGCCAATGAGAACATTCTCAAATCCTGTGGTGACTGCTGCACCTGCTGCGTAGCCAACTGCTGTATTAAAAGCATTGGTGGCTGTAGTGAAGTTTTGTGCAAGTAATGCTGAATGTCCAATTGCTACACTAGCATTGCCTGCTGTGTCTGAGCTTAAAGAAAAGTAACCAAGTGCGGTATTACTATGACCTACAGTAAGAGCGTCACCAGATAAACCTCCGATGAGAGTGTCTTGAACTCCCGTGCTGACTGCTGCTCCTGCTTCATGTCCTACCGCAGTATTGAAGCTATTCGTAGCTGTTGTGAAATTTTGAACGCTTAATGCGTTATGGCCTATTGCTACGGATCTACTACCTAACGTGTCGGTGGTTAGTGCTTGAAATCCAATTGCAACATTCCTGTCTGCATCAGTCAGGGCATCGCCAGCAGCACCGCCTAATAGGACGTTACGCTCTCCCGTGGTGACATTTGCGCCTGCTGCGTAGCCAACAGCTACATTGTAGTGTTCAGTCGCAGTGGTGAAATTTTGTGCTTGTAAAGCTGCTTCACCAATAGCAATGGCTCTGCTTCCAAGAGTGTCTGCACTAAGCGCATCCCTACCTAAAACGGTATTGCTTCCCCCAGCAGTAAGAGCATCACCAGCAGTGGCTCCAATCAAGGTGTTATGGACTCCCGTGGTGACTGACAGACCTGCGCTAGAACCAACCGCTACGTTATAATTTGCGGCATCATTGTTTTGCGCAGTAAGTGCGTTATATCCGACTGCAACAGAGTCTGTGCCAGTGTCTTCTAGGTCTAAAGCTGCATATCCGATGGCTACGTTGTTATCACCCGTAGTGATAGCCGTACCCGCTTCATCGCCCACAACCACGTTGTAGTTGCCGCCAGAGGTAATACTGTTACCAGCGTTGACACCTGCGCGGAAGTTAGAAGTACCGGCAGTATTAGAAGCTAAATCACCATCAACAAATAAACTTGCAGCGGCTAAATCAGTAAACGCATCAACCATTGCAGCGCCTGATCCAGCACCATCGCTGTAAATCGCTTTGGTCTGACCATTCAGTATGGTGATGTTTGCGCCAGAGCCTTGGCTGATAATAATGCTCTGCGAACCGCTCGTTGCGTTCTCAATGAACCACAGCTTGCTGACCGTATTCGGCCCTATAGTGATGGTGCAAGTTGAATCAAGAGTGCCAGTGTATTTGAGGAAGAGACTGCGGCCCGGATCAGTAGATCCATCAGCAATAGTAGTAGTGTGAGTGTCAGCATTAGTCGTAATAGCTTCTGTCCCAAAGGAAAAAGCCTCTGCAATTAACTCTAAATTTGTATTCGTACTGGTGCCCCAAGTGCCTGCTTCATCGCCAGTAGTTATTTCTTTTAAGCGTAGATCATTAACGTAAGTTGCCATTTAAGCCACCTCTTCCCAATTAGGAGTTTGACTGTCGGTAATAGCAGTCCAACTCGGTGTTTGGCTAGTCGATATAGTTGAGTAATTTGGAGTTTGACTAGCATCTATAAGGCCCCAAACATTAACGATATTAACTATACCCGTTGCAGATACTCCCGTAACGCTAACATCCGCTTTTGCAGCAACAGATACAGATCCAACCGCTCCAGTGCCTGCGACACCCGTTGGAACAATTGTTTGACCCAATCCAATAGAAACCGTACCAATCGCCCCAGTGCCAGCCACACCCGCTGGAGAAATGACTGCGCTACCTGTAGCAGTGACCGTGCCAATCGCACCAGTGCCTTCAATGCCCGTAACTGAAACATTCGCATCAGCATTGACCGTAGCTGTCCCGATTGCACCTGTGCCTGCAATTCCGCTAGGCGAAACATTTGCACCTGCGCTGATCGTAACCGAACCAATTGCTCCAGTACCAACAATGCCAGTAACACTGATATTCGCATCGCCGGTAACAACAACCGATCCAACTGAACCCGTGCCTGAAACACCAGTGATGGAAACAGTAACACCCGAGCCTTCGATGATCGTGACTGACCCGATTGACCCTGTTGCAGAAACGCCTGTGACAGAAACATCTGCCCCTGCGCTGACTGTAACTGTGGTAACTGCACCAGTGCCTGAAACACCCGTAACCTCAACAGGATCTGCTTGACCCCACGGGCCTTCGCCCCAAGTGCCTCTGCCCCACCCATTAAGATCTGCCACATATTACTCGCTACGCAATGCGAATAATTGCATTAGAGGCATCTGCTGTTGGAAACTGAATTGTAAAGTCTCCAGCAGTAGACGTTTTATCTCCTCCAAATGCTAATGCACATACCGCTTTATCCGAATTAGTATCGTTATAAATTAATGCGCCATTTGCTGTAATAGTGCTAGAACTAAAGGTCAAGTCGGCAAAGTCTGCAAATGCGGTTGTGCCTGACGTTGTTGGCGTAACATTGGTAAGAGCAGAGCCTGCTGCCGTATACCCTGTCCCAGAAACCTCATTGCTTGTTGTGTAAGCGGTAGTGCTTGCGCCTAATGATGCGCTTGATGTGTATAACGCTAACTTAAATGAATTTCCGCTAGTAGCTGTAAAGTTATGGGTGCCAACCAATAACTCTTGCTTAAACGATGTACACATTGCCGTTGATATTGCCATTACAGACTCCTAATAATTTTAGCCATATCACTATGACCTTGTTTTTCCATTTCTCCAGCAAGTGTTGCTTTTTCGCTTAATGCAGACTGCTGCATATAATACACTATTGTTTGAAAAACAGACTGTTTAAACGCTTCTGCTTGTTGAGCAATAATCGGATGAGCATTGCCGCCAATATTTACAATCCTATCTGTTGCTGTCTTTGCCCAGAACTCAATGTCATGGCCTTTATTTTGGGTAGTAGCTACCTCAAAAGCGCCTAGCTGTATTTGTACTGCATTATCCATTACGTTGTTTTAAGAGCCTTTTGGCCTGTGCGATACGCATCAGTGCGATTATACCCGTCACCTTCCATCTTCAGTTGGCCTAGCGCCGTTTCAAACTGTTGCTGATACAATTGAATCAAATCTGGCTCACCCTTCATAAATATGTATGCTTGCATCAAAGCGCCATATAGCAACGCATTATCTGCATTTGTACCCAGCCAACTCGTACCATCTGATGAAACAGTAATTGACTCTGGCTCATAAAAGTAATGAAGCTCTACGGTGTAACTAGAGTTAGGAGTCGGGCCAACAATAAATGATGACTCATCAAACTGAGCATAATACTTTGGTGCGGCAGTAGTTGATGCAACAGGATAAAGCTCTCGAATAAAGTTAACGTCCTTAAAAATCAAAAAGTTATATCCAGAATTGTCATAAGCCAGTGAGTATGGATATAAAAAGTCTGATGGGACAGAAAGGTATTGATTGCCTGATGTCAGTGTTCCAGTAACATTCTTTCTGAAATCTGGTAACTGAATTGTTCTAAGTATTAACTGCTCAGTAGTTGTTATGAATACAGCAATATTATTAGAAAATGTCGTTTCATCATTTTCTGTGTAATCTTTGATTGCTTGAGTAAGTGTTGTATATGTCCACGCCATTAGCTTGTCACCACTGTTACTCGACCTATTTCACCAGCAATATCTAAGCCAACGGTTCTTGACCCAAGCTCGGTTATCCCGCCACCTACCGGATCAAACGCACCAAGGATCCTGCTTTCTTCTAATGCAGTATCTGGTCTAGGATTCCTTAATGCCTGCGGATCAGACATCTTCATCCGGCCTAGCTCGTATTGCGGATTGTCTTTATCCAAGACATCAAAACCAACACGAAACCCTGTATCCCTTCCATCTCTAATAAGAGGAACAAGATCTCTCAGGGCATATCGAAACCCCGTTACATCACAAAACCCAAAGGCATGTTTTCCTCTAGCGTAAACACTCAATATCTATATCCTCCGGGCACAAAGAATAAAGACTCCTTGCCTCGATCTGCATCTACAGCTTGCTGCCATTGCTCATCATAAAGCTGCTTGAGCAACCCAATACGATCCTGTAGCTCGGGCTTTTTCAGCGCAATATGATACGCAAGGCCAGCAACAAGACACGGCAAAAATCGGGATGGCACTTCGGGATTATCTGATCCAACAGAACCTGCATCTGCTATACGCTCTATATAATAAAACTCCAACACATAAGGCTCTGTTGAGTCTGGCACAGGCCAAAGATTTACCGAGGAAACAGTATCTGATTTCTCAAGCCAAAACTGTAACGGCTTAGACTGAGTTAGCTTATTAGTAAGATGCGAGTACTGCTTTACAGATATGCGGGTAAGGTTCTGGTCTACCTGACGAGATGTATTGCCGCTGTTAGTGCGTATAAACGCCTCAACAATATCAAGTATCTTGCCATCTAATGAATAGCGGGATGTCCCAGCCGTTAGTGACTGAGACCCACTTTTAATTGTCCACAAATTCAACCCACGATTCTGCCACTCCAGAAACATAAGATTCATGCTTCTACGAGCAGTTCGGTAATCATACCCGGTCTTTAGCTCAGAGCCTGCCCGCTCAAACGCTTCCTCTACCGCATCACCTAAATCGAGATCAAATGTGTAAGTAGACATCTAACCGTTCTTTGGCTTCTTTTGACTTCCGCCACGCATTCCGGCTGGACGCTTTTTCATTACACCGGCCTTCTTAGCGGTGCCACCTTTCATTCCGGTTGGGCGCTTCTTCATCACACCAGCCTTTTTCATGGTTCCGCCCATTGCCTTCGTAGGTGACTTTTTCTTTACACCGGCTTTTTTCATTGTCTTTTTACGCATGTTATCTCTCTATTAACTCGTTATAGAATGACTCTCTTAGTTGAAATACATGCGGCGGCTCATCATCCCCAAAAACAAACGAGTAATAATCTGTATTTTTTAGTTTATGTACTGCGCTTTGTAAGTCTTCAAGCCGCTGTATGTATAACATTGCATACGAAATCTCATTGAACTCTTCAAAATTATCCGACTCAATGGCTTCATTTGCCTCATCATCAGGATGCGATCCCATAATCCAAAGATCCCGATCCCCAAAAACTCCGTTACTAATCGCATAGTTTAAAGCCTCTACACGATCATGGAACTCTTCCGCACTTTCCTCATACTCCAAGTCAACTACAATGTGTATGCGGTACTTATCATCGTAACTTTCAAGTGACTTAAACACATCCATAAATGACTTAGTGCGTTTAAACGTCATAAGAACTTGATGAGCATCCCAAGTCTTTTTGGCGTATGGACATGCAGACATGCCGCCTAACTCTTTACTTGGCAACTCCAACGTTTGGCGAGACCATTCTCTTACTTCCTGACGAATGGACTCTTCAACGTCAAATTTACTTAGGCTGTCTAGCTGCGCCATATCCACGGCGCTCCATCTCTTTAAATTGAGCGGTTCGGGGCGTCATAGTTTTTTCAACCATACCCCCAACTTTCATCTTGCCTACACCATCAGCAGCAAAAAACGGCACTTCCTTTCCGTCCTTTTCTACCATCTTTAACTTGTCTGTCATCCTACAACCCTCATCTCTCTATATAGACCTTTAGCAATCGCCTTCAATGCCTCCGTAGGAGTGTTCAAAAACCTCTCTACGGACATTTCATGGGCAAGCGGTATCCTTGATAGGGTCTCAAACACCACCGCGTCCTCGGCCTTATTGAGCGTCGTGGTAACTCTGACGCGATCAAGCGGATCAGAAAAGCTGTGGAAACAATCAATAATCTTGCTATCAAATTGCTTTCTAGTAGCGCTATCCATAATGCTTAATCACACTCATGCATACGTTGTAAACGTCGCCATCTGAATGGGCTACCGTGGTAAACATAATGTCACCAGTTACACCGCTTCCTGCATTATTAGGTATGCCGTTGAACTCACTAAAGTCTAGCTCATCTGCATAGTCAGCATTTAATTGCCAAGCTAATAAATCAGTGCTTGCATCAAAAAAGATCTTTACGCCCATACCAACAGTGGTGTACCAGATCTTTTCAATCGACACCTTAGTACAGGTAGCGCCAGATACAGGATCTTTTGTAAGAGCAGAGACATCAATCTTTTTGACCGCTGCCTCTCCAGAGCCATCACTTACATTAGTAAAGCGAAATATCGCTTTCCTAGCGCCATCTTGTATTGTCTGTGTAGCTACTGCATCAGCCATGACTGCCCCCTATTACGCTATCTGAACGTACTCAATGATGAACGTAAAAGAACCCGCCGTTGTAGCATCAACCGTATTAGTGATATTGCAATAAATAGTTCTTGCAGTATCTGTGTATTGAACAGATGCAGGAGCGGTAGTACCGCTTTGAGTCTGAACCACTAAAGTAGTCAACGTTACGTTATGCGCAACAACAGTTGTGCCACCATCTAGAATCTCATCAGTCACTGCCGCAACAATCTGTGCGCCAGAGCTAGAAGTACCAACTTCATAACCAATGTCACCCGTACCAATAACTGGTGAGGTATCACAAAAGATCTTAATGTCAGTAATGATTGTATTTGCAGGCTGAGTAAATTCACCAATAGAAGGGCTATCACCTGCTGTAGTGTTAACAGTCACACCTGTAGCAAAACCAACATGCTTGACATATTTATTAGTAACGATGCCAGTAGAAGCAATATCCACTACATCAGTGAATGCACCTGTGCTGGTATTTTTTGATACGACCTTAAATCCATTTTCTGATCGAACTGGGCCGCTGAATGTAGTATTCGCCATGAGTATCTCCTGTCGTGGCTAATGTCAGAGTGTTCCACGTGGAACATTCTGTCAGGGATAAAAAAAAGGACTACCCAAGTATAACCTGAGTAGTCCTTAAAAGCTCTAGCTAGAGCCGGGAGATCCGAAAATTCCCAATGGGTCGGATACGCCAAATGAGTATCGCTCACGCGCTTTATAGCGCACGTTACCCGTATCGAAGTCACCGTCCATAGAGTTCTCTAATGCAGCACGCTCAAAGTGCTTCATGCCATTAGGTACATCAGTAATCAAGAACCACGCATTTGTATCCGTGAGATAGTGATTAACTGAGTAACCTTCAGGAATGCTGCCATTCGTGTAGATAGCATTGAGATCATTGTCAGCCGTGCCAACTCGACCTTCAGTTTGCAGCACTCGTGTTGCAACAAACATTAGGGCGGGGGGAACAATCAGCTTACGAGGACGAGCAGCAATCAAAAGTCCACGCTCATCTGTCCAGCCTGCGATTTGAATAATCGCTGCTTCAAGTGAGGTTTCATTCAAGTCTGCACCAGTAACTGGTCGGTTGCCGTTTTTACCGCCACCAACAGTTGGGTGTCCATCACCGCCAGTAACACCATCGCCAGACGCTGTGAACAAGTTAACACCATCACCGCCTTGGAAGGCGTTGGTGAAACCATTGTTCAAAGGTGAAGCAGATTTTACTTGCTTTGTGTACGCCATAGCGCGAGCAAGTGCCTTGGTGTATCGCGCAGAAAGAGAATCATAAAGATTATCTTCCATCGCTTCCTCGGTGATAGCAAAACCCATAGCCACTGTTTCGTGATTGAAACGAGCAGTAAATGACTCTTGTGCAGAATCATAAGTAATTGCTTCGCCTTCACCCTTAGTAGGTGCGGCAGCAAAACCACTGAGTTTTACTTCTTCTTCAAAAGAACGGTCACTCGCTTCTGTTTCATAGATTTGAGTGTGTTCATCTTCGTACTTTGCATACTCCAAACCAAACAAGGCGTTAAGCCCCGGCAGGAGTTCTTTAAGCATTTGCGCTCTTGAAATTGCCATTGCCTAGTTACTCCTATACGCCGGTTGTGTTTCGGTACGCATGACCAACGTTAAACTTAAACAGTGCATCGGTGAATGCATCACCAATAGTACTGCTTGGGCCATCATAAAAATCATAGATTCTTAGTGGCAACGTATTGGTCGTCGCAGTTGAGTCAGCATCAACAGCATTTTTGCTGTTACCGATGCTTGTGGTTCCAGCAGTTTGGATCACAT